GCTCAGTAGACTTCCCATTAACTGACCAGAAGTCTGTCTTCCTCGACCGAGATCGTGTGGATACTCGATCTCATGAGGAGAGACTTCGTAACGAACCCATCGTTTGGTGGGTTCATGGTCAATCTGGGAAAGGATTCCCTCAATGAGGGCATTCGTCACAGACATAGGAAAGTTATCAGTGGCGGCGGTATAATCACCGCTAAGCCAAAGATCTCCTTCTTTCGCTCGCGAACGAATGTTCTGTATCATTCTCTCTATCCTTTCGATCCATTCGAGTTTCTCGTCGAAATCTACATCATTCGTAAACTTAACTCCATGAGTAAGTGCGAATTGAGGTTGACTCTTGAGATACTCGAATAGGGCCCTTTGGAGAGGTTGAAGACACTTGGTCTCCGCCTCGGCTTTAGTGATCATCCGAACCTTGAGGGGTTCAGGGATCGCAATAGCCTTAACCTTGGGTGCCCTTGCGGGGGGAAAGGACGGGAAAATCTGTGAAATCGAGATATCATTTTCCAAATAGGGGGTCCCAATCCTCTCTGCATTGACCGCATAAAATGGTCGCAGATCGGATGGGTGTGCATCCACCCGGAGACATGTAATGAACTGTCTCCAAGTACCGGATAGCTCCCCACAGTGGTAGTCCATATGGGCCTTGAAGCGTTTATATAGCTCCGTGCCCACGTGATCGATATTCCGGAAGGGTTTGTCCAATTGGACATACTCACCTTCTGGGAATTCTCGATGAAATGGATCATACCCTTGGAGACCCACGTAGTGTCTCGGAAGAGACGGACGTACGTGTTTCGTAGCCCAATGTCTGGGCTGGACCATGAAAGAATGTGGAGAAAAGTACTCATGAATGAGTTTCTCTCCTCTCCTTTCAGGGTCACGGAGAAGTCTCACGGGAAAATGAAATCTCCTCCACACTGCGAGTTCTTCCTCAACTACCGAATTACAGTTGCTATCCTTGATTGGCGAACCAAACGCCATGTTCGAGGTGACAATGATAATCGGTGATTCAAACCTACGGCCTTTTTCTTCGAGGTTGGCCATAGGGAGGATATACTCGTTAGTGGAGACTAATTGTTCAAATTCCACTAGATCAGAACGGTCATGCAGGTCCTGCCCGAAGTCATCGAGGATGACAATAGGCTGACCGCGATAACCGTCCCAATGTTTTGTGGAA